CCTTGATTGGTAAGTTAGTCATCGATGCCAAGCGTGAAGTAGAAGACTCTTATAACTGGGACTGCCTTAGAACTACCTACACCGTCAGCACAGGATCTGGTACATATAACTATACCTTGACTGGTGCTGGTACTAGGTTTAAAATCTTTGAAGTTGCTAACGATACCGATGACAGATTCATGGAGTATCGTCCTGCTAAGTGGTTTACAGAGAATCTTATTCTTACACCTACGCCTAAGACAGGTGCTCCTGTTTATTATAACCTTAACGGTGTAGACAACAGCGGTGACTCACAGGTAGATTTATTTCCTATCCCTGATGGCACCTATGTTGTTAGATTTGATGTCATCAAGCCAGAAGCAGAACTGTCATCAGATTCTGACACAACACTGCTGCCTAAGAACCCTATTGTTCTACTGGCTTGGGCTAAGGCAATTGAAGAGCGTGGTGAGGATGGCGGCATCAATGTAAACAGTCAATACGCTGTTGCTAAACAGTCGCTGGCTGACCATATCGCTATCGAAGCCAATCGCAGACCAGATGAAATTACTTGGTATTGGGTATAATGGCATACCTTAATAAGCCGCTACAACCAGTAAGTATTACAGCACCAGGGTTCTTTGGTTTAAATAACCAAGACTCCGGTATTGACATGAATCCTGCATTTGCACTGCAGGCCTATAATGCTGTCATTGACCGCTATGGTCGCATTGGTGCACGGAAAGGTTGGTCATATGTTACCACCTCCGGCGGCACCAGCACCAACCCTGAAGCCATCTTTGAGTTTGCTAAAGGTGATGGCACCTATACAGTCATCAGTGCTGGGAATAATAAACTCTTCACTGGCACAACCACCATGACTCAGGCTAATGTCCGTAATAGCACTGATAGTGGTAATCTGACCTACACTATCACAGACAGTGACTGGCAGATTGTGCAGGCACAGTATGAGAGTGGTCTAAATCTGTCTGCTCATGCCTATCTAGTTCAGAAAGACCATCCACCGCTGGTATATCATAAACTCGGTGCCACTGCCCATGCACATACTGGCTCCTTTGGCTTTCAGCGGCTGGTCGATGTAGGCTCTGCACCTGCTGGCTATTCTGTGACATCGTTCATGCCAAACTGTGCACTAGCTGCCTATGGCCGGCTCTGGGTGGCTGATATCGGCGCAGATAACCTCACAGTGTACTACTCAGTGTTACTGGACACCACAGACTTCAATGGCTCCAGTTCTGGTCTAATTAACCTAGAACAGGTTGTCCCTGGTGGTGAGAAGATTGTAGCACTGGCAGCACATAATAACTTCTTAGTTATTTTCACTACTAACAATATTGTGCTATACTCCAATGCTAATGACCTTGGTAGTCTAGCACTTGCAGATGTTATCAAAGGTGTTGGTTGTGTGGCTAGGGATTCCGTGCAGAACATCGGCACAGACCTTATCTTCCTATCCAATAGCGGTGTTCGTAGCCTGATGCGTACAATTCAGGAGAAGTCTGCTCCTGTGCGTGACCTAAGCCGTAATGTCCGTGACCAGTTACTGCAGTTTGTTGCTACTGAGAACCTAGAGAAGATTCGTAGTGTTTACTATGAACCAGATGGTTTCTATCTGTTAGTACTGCCAACTAGCAACTTTACTTATTGCTTAGATGTACGGCAGTTCCTGCAGGATGGTTCCAGCAGAGTTACCATATGGGACACTATCGATCCATCCTCGCTATGTGCAACACAGGATAAGAAGTTGTTAATTGGTAAGACCAACGGTATTGCTCAGTATGCTGGCTATCAGGATAACGGCGGTCAATACATTTTTAGTTATTTCTCTCCCTATATTGATTTCCAGTCACCAGCACTGACCAAGGTATTAAAGAAGATTGGTATTACTGTGGTAGGCGGTTCAGCAACAACTCTGACCATTAACTGGGGCTTTGATTATGAATCACAGTATAAGTCTACCCAGGTTACTACTTCTAGTGCGGCAGTGGCAGAGTATGGCATAGCAGAATACAACATTGCTGAGTATTCTGCTACTATCTTTATTGACCAAGTTAAGAAACAATTATCTGGCAGCGGGAATGTGGTGCAGATTGGTGTTAATGCTGCTATCAATGGTAAACCTTTTTCTCTACAACGAATTGACGTTTATGCTGTCTCTGGAAGGACTATCTAATGAGTAACTACACCAAGACCACTAACTTTACAGCTAAGGACTCTCTGACCTCTGGCGATCCTAATAAGGTTGTCAAAGGTGCAGAGATTGACACAGAATATGCTAACATTGCAACTGCGATTGCAACCAAAGCAGACACTGCCGGTCCTACCTTTACTGGCACCACCACTGTTGCTAACTTAACTGTTAGCGGTACTTTCTCTGGCACCATCCCTGGCGGAACATATTAAATGTCTTTCAAGGCGCTAGCAGCACCGACAAAACTTGAAGCGGCGGCAGCAAGGCAGTTAGAAGAAGAGCAAGCAGCACAGGCTGCTGCGGCTGCTCAGCAGGCAAGCACAACCGCACAAAAGCCGCTAGAGAGTTTTCTTATTAACACTATTACTCCTAGTAGTAATGGTCGTTTCTATGCTGAACTTGATACAGACAAAGGCAAGTATTGGTATGTGCCAAAAGAGTTTGTGTATCAAGGATTAAGACAAGGTGATAACCAGTTTTTTGACCAAGCCTTTCTTAATGAAGAATATTTAAACAAACTAAAGCCAACTCGGCTTGATGCTACAGCAATACCGGAAGAATTAAAGAATGCTGGTTACAAAGACCCATCTCTTGGGTTTTTAATTACTGACTCTGACTTTAATAAATATGATTCTAATGGTAACTTAGTATTTTACTACGAAGCCAAGGGAAAGTTTTCTGGTGCTGCAAGAGGCATCGCAGAAAAGGACGGAGAACTTGTCTATTCGTTAGAAGGCGGAGACGGCTCTAACTATGGATACTTCGATAAAAGCGGAGTTCCAACCGCTACAACAGTCAACAGAAAAACAAAATTTGGAATTATTGGTGACCTTGCTAGGGGACTTACAGAGTTTGTAGCCGGTGTACCGCTATTACCTGAAGTGGTAGGCTTTGCTACTGGTAACCCTGCACTGTATAGTTCACTGAAAGCAGCACAGACAGCAGGTAAAGGCGGTGACTTAGAAGATGTTATTAAAGCAGGCGGTACTGCTTACTTAACATCAGCAGTTTTACCAGGAGTAGTTAAAGATGTGTTGCCTGCTGAAGTTGTTGCCATTCCTGGCGCTGTGCCTGCAGTATCCGCCACTACAACAAGTCTTTTAACTGGACAGCCGTTAGGAACAGCAGTACAGACAGGCATTGCTGCCGGTACTGGTTCGGTTGTCGGTGGTAATGTTGCCGGCGCTACTGGTAGCCAAGCAGTAGGACAGATAGTAGGTGGAACTACTACAGGATTATTATCAGGTAAAGACGTTGCTACATCAGCAATTAGTTCTTTAATTGGAGCAACTTCACAACAAGCAGGTAATTTAGTTAATCGTGCTATTTTTTCAAGCGGGAGTAGTAACATGGATGAGTATTATAACGAACTAATTCGTTCTGATCCGGCTGATAACGAATTTTTTGCTGCTGATGCCGCACAACTAGCCGCACAAGGAATACCAGCAGCGCAAATAAATCAAATATTAGAATTATCAGGCGCTTCGCCTGTAATCGCCTCTAATATGTCAAGATTTGCATCTGAAGGTTTGGATGCTGCTTCAATTTTAAGAGGTGGAAATATTTACGAGTATGCTCCTGTTGGTGCTAATTTAGGAGTTACTGGTGGAACTACAGGTCAACTAGCCTCTACTGCTGCTCGGTCATTACTACAGCGTCTATTAGGCACTGGCGGTACTGCCGCAGGTGCTGCTGGTGGCGGTAATCTTGCTACTTCTCTTCTGAATGCTTTGCTTGGCACAGGCGGAGCAGGTGGAACTGGTGCAGGCGGTCTGCTGAGTCGTGGTATTGATTATGCCACTGCTGAGAAGATTGCAGAGCAACTTCGCAAAGAAGGTGCTACAATCACACAGCAAGCACAACAGGCAGGACAGGCTGCTCAAGTGCCGTTTACGCCTTATACGGTTACTACCGGCCTTGGAACAGGTACTGTAGGCCCAACCGGTGCTACTGTAACCGCCGCTGCTCCTTATACCGCTATTCAGCAAGAGGCTCTACAACAGGCTCAGGAGGCTCTAGGAGCCATCAATCCTGCTCAGGCTACCCAGACCCTATTCGGTCAGTTGGAAGGCCTCCAAGCGCCTGTAAGACAGCGACAGCAGGAAGAATTACTGTCACGGCTGGGTGCTCGTGGTTTACTCGGCTTTGGACAGAATCTACCAACGGTAGGCGGTGGTATGGGGACAGTCAATCCTTATATGGAGTCGCTCTTGTCTGCACAGGCATCACAGCAGGCTCAGAATGCCTTGGCAGCACAGCAGTTCGGCACACAAGAGGCAGCACGTCAGCAGGCACTGGCGCAGGCTCTAACCACGCAAGGAATGGGAATTGACCAGCAAGCTGCAGCATTATTATCTCAAACAGGTACACTAGCAGCAGCGCCGTTGAACTTAGCACTGGCAAATAGAGGCAGACAGCTTGAGGCATCTTTGCGTGGCCTTGGCTACCAAGTTCCTTTCAGTACCGCTGCTGCTAATATTCAGGCTGGTCAAACAGGTTTGCTAGGCCAGACTACTAAAGATATTGGTTCGATTTTCTTAAAAGAACTGTTAGGGTAATAAAAAGGAACAAAAATGGCTCAACAATTTGACATCGTAGGCTCTTTGTTCGGCTTCTCTCCAGAAGCTGTTCAACAGCAGATTACAGCAGAACAACAAAAACGTGCAATGGATATCGCCGGTGGTGTTACTGGCGGTTTAGGGCCTGCTGTGTTCCAAGCCGCTCGTGCACAGGAAGCAGCGAGGGGAACTCCGTTGTTTGAGATGCAGCAAGACCCAAGGCTAATCAAGGCTCGTGCTATGTCTAATGCACGGCAGGCGGCTGCGCCGGCCTTTCAACAAGGCGGCATGGTTGGATATATGAATGAATATGCCAATCAACTAGAGGCCGCTGGCTTAACTGCAGAAGCAGCACAGGCTCGTGCCGCCGCTGCAGAAGAGCAAAGGAAGGCTGCAGAGAGTGCATCTAAAGTATTCCAACAGCAAGCCGCTGGAACTGCGTCTTTAGTTAAAGCAACTGCAGATAAAAGAGTTCCATTAGCAGACAGGCTTGTTGACCTTAATACTAGAAAAGCAAATCAAGGATTAACGGTAGAAGAAGAAAACGAAAGAGTTGCTCTTGAATCAGTAGTTAAACTGCAAGCACCTAAAGAATCAAAAACAATTATTGAAGGTCAAAAAAATATTCTTGATATTGATAAAGACGATGCAAAGGAGTATCGAACTGCAAGAACGTCTGCAGAAAAAGCGTTGCCAACTCTAAATAGAATGCAGACTATTTTAAATTCTCCAGAAGGAATTATTCAAGGAACGGGAACAGAAGCAAGAACTGGGTTTTTAAAAG